TGAAAACCCTGTCAGAAGAAAACTCAAAAGGTTCATGGCACGGGTGGGAAATGTCACGTTTAGAGCCAGTGTCTGACGGTGCTTTGTATATGCAAGCCAAGCAGTTTGCAGAAAGCATTATGGCCGGTGACGTTGTTGTTAAACACGGGGCGGATGAGGAAACAAACACTAACCCTGCGTTTTAACGACATGCGGGGCGCGTTCGCGCGCCTCGTTTTTGAGGATCAACTATGTCAGTCGAAAAATTTAGTTCTATCTTCGCCGGTCTGGAACAGGCGTATGGAACTTTTAAAATTGAGAAGAAGACGCAAAGCGGCAAGAACGCCGGTAAAGCGGCCGTCGTTCGAGAAACACGGACCACGGAACTATGGGAAGGTCACTTGTCTGGAACTGGCAAGGGCATCGGTATTATTCCGATTAACGAAGACAACAGTTGTGTCTGGGGCTGTATTGATATCGATCAGTACCCTTTGGACCACACTGATCTCGTCTCCAAGATCCGTCAGGCCAAACTGCCTTTAGTTGTGTGTCGCTCCAAATCTGGCGGCGCGCATTGCTTTTTGTTTTCAACCGAGTGGATTGAAGCCAAGCTAATGCAGGAAACTCTGCAAAGCATCTCGACGGCTCTCGGCTACGGTAACAGCGAAATTTTTCCAAAGCAGGTGAAGCTCCATCTGGATCGTGGCGACATCGGTAACTTTTTGAATCTGCCGTACTACGACGCAGAAGACGGCCTACGCTACGCGATTAAAGACGACGGCACCTCAGCTACTCTGGAAGAGTTTTTTGCGCTCTACGACGCGCATGTGCAGACTCCGGAGCAAGTTAAGGCTCTGACGCAGAACACCAATGGCCCAGAGATTATCGTTAAAGACGGGCCGCCATGCTTACAGTACCTGTGTAAAGAAAAAATCTCAGAAGGGGGACGTAACAATGGGCTATTCAATCTGGGGGTCTACCTCCGCAAGGCGTATCCGGACGAATGGGAAAGTAAGATACTTGAGTACAATGCCCAGTATTTGGCTCCGCCCTTACCACTCAACGAAGTTAATATCGTTGCGAAGCAACTTGAAAAAAAGGATTACGCTTACAAGTGCAGTGATGCGCCGATCTGCGCCCACTGCAACAAAGACCTCTGTCAAACGCGTAAATTTGGGATTGGCGCCGCAAGTCAGGGTGCGGCTATCGCAAATCTTAGAAAGTATAACTCCACACCTCCCGTCTGGTTCATGGACGTCAATGGCGAGCCTCTCGAACTCGATACAGATGCGCTATTGTCTCAAGCAACTTTCCAAAAAGCGTGCATGGAACAACTCAATTTCATGCCTCGCACAGCATCAAAACAAAACTGGGAGAGTCGGATTAGCGCGCTCATGAGCGAGATGCGCGATAATGAAAGCGCAATCATGGAAGTGGCACAGGATGCTTCGACCTCCGGCCAGTTCTACGACTACCTCGAAGAGTTTTGCCGGCATTTACAGCAAGCGCAGGACAAAGAAGAGATCTTGCTCCGCCGCCCTTGGACCGACGAGGACACTAACAAGACCTATTTCAGACTACGGGATTTTGAAGCACATCTGCGAAAGAATAAGTTTTTTGAATTTAAATCGCACAAGATTGCTCAACGCTTGCGGGATATCAGCGGCGAAAGCACCGTGTTAAAGATCAAGGGGCGGGCAGTCCGCGTGTGGTCTATCCCATCCTTTGAATCAGCAGACATAGATCTGAAACCTAAGTTTGACCAAGAAGAGGCCCCATTCTGATGTTAAAAGCAGACGGATTAGACGATGCGATTATCGGTGTTGGTCACCGATGCGGAGAACCGGCAGTTGTCGTGTACGACATCGACTTGGCGATACAGGCGGTTCAAAGAGAATTGAAGTGCGAGATCTGGGAAGCCGTTGAGTATTTCAACTTTAATATTTTGGGTTCTTACATCGGGGAACACACGCCGATATTTGTAGAACGCGTACAGGGCATTAAAGAATTAGAGGAGTGGGTGGATGCCAATGGACAACCGTGAAAGAGACTTTCAGATTTACGAGATGCGAACGAAGTATTACATGACTTTGACCGCTATCGGAAAACGCATGGGGCTGTCGCGCGAACGTGTGCGTCAGATTATTAAAAAGGTAGAAGACAATCCAAAGGACTACGGGAATGTTCAGAATCTTCGGACCACCGGGAACCGGAAAAACAACAACGCTACTTAATATGGTAGATAAGGCGCTCGAATCAGGCGTATTGCCTCAAGAGATTGCCTTCCTTGCCTTCACTAAGAAAGCGGCGACAGAAGCAAAAGAGCGTGCGGCCGAAAGGTTCAGCCTTGATGCCAAGAACGATCTGATATTTTTCAGGACGTTGCACAGCCTTGCCTTGTCCATGACCGACATTAGCTCTGAGCAGATCATGCAACCAGAGCATTACAAGGAACTAAGCCATGCCATCGGCGTGGAACTCTTTGGTTCCAAACAAGGTTCGGATGATTTCATGGATCTGGCTAAAACAAACGACCCCTTGCTCGGTTTGATTAACCTTGCGCGGCTTCGTAAGGTGCCATTGCGCGAGCAGTACAACGAAAGCGAACTGGATGTTGACTGGAATACGGTCAATTACGTCGATAAATCGTTACGCAAGTACAAGACTTTGTACAATCTATGCGATTTCACCGACATGCTGGAACTGTTTGTGGAACAAGCACCGACGTTCAAGCACCGGTTTAAGCTGACGTTTCTGGATGAAGCGCAGGATTTGTCCCCGTTGCAGTGGGATATCGCGCATATTCTGGATGACATGTCCGACAAGATGTATTGCGCGGGAGATGACGACCAAGCGATCTACCGTTGGGCAGGGGCAGACGTCGATCATTTCATCAATCTGGACGGCGGTTCTGAGATCTTAGCGCAGTCGTATCGTGTGCCGTCTTCAGTTCATGCCGTGGCGGAAAACATTTCCAACCGGATTAGCCGACGGTTCCCGAAACGCTACGAACCAAAAACAGATCGTGGGCAAGTTAGCCGCATCTCGACCATTGATGGAATCGACATGGCTAACGGATCGTGGCTGATCCTGTCACAAGCGGGTTACCAGTTGTCGCCCGTTGCGACCGACCTCAAGTCAAACGGTTATCTGTTCAACTACCGCGGACACCGGTCTATTTCTGAGAAAGTAGCCGACGCCGTCAATGGTTGGGAAGCATTACGCAAGGGCCGTGAAATCTCAGGCAAGACAGCGCGGAACATCTACGCGTTCATGAGCGGCAAAGAACGTGTGGCGAGGGGGTTTAAAAAACTGCCTGCGCTTGGCGATGAGGACATGGTTGATCTGGATACGCTAATCGCGGATCACGGGCTTAATGCAAACAAAGAGATGATCTGGCACGTCGCGATGGACAAACTGCCAGAGCAGGATCGGGCTTACATCATTGCGCTCTTGCGTCGCGGAGAAAAGTTCAATGGCGAGCCTCGCATTACGGTGTCCACGATCCACGGGTCAAAGGGCGGTGAAGCGGACAACGTTGTACTTTTTACAGATTTATCCCCTGCGGCAGAAAAAGCGGCACGCAACAACCCCGATGATTTGCATCGGGTGTTTTACGTTGGCGTGACCAGAGCAAGGCAAAACTTATTTATTGTAGAACCGGAAGACGTATCAAGGAGTTACGAGCTATGAAGTCTGGAAAATACTACGGGACACACTGGTATTGGGACGCAGAGGATCGAGAGTATGTCATCTGTGCGACGTGGTTGCATGAACGCAATTACCCAGAGATGCCGGATTATGTTTCGCTCGAAGCGATTGAAGTTGAAGAGCAGGAAATGGATGCTCCCGATCTGGATCTGTCGGTAGGCAGTCCCGTGTGGAAGTCAGTGTATGAAGACGGTATGCCGTTAAAAGTGAGCGAAGTGGAGTATTTATGAACCGCAGAGAAATATTAGAAAGAGCAGATGAGTTTATTTCTGCCTCACGAGACGAGATTTACGGCGACCCCGCAAGAAACCACGAGCGCATTGCGGAGATGTGGTCAGCGATTCTAGGGATCGACGTTAAAGCAGAAGAAGTGGCGCTGTGCATGATTGCGGTCAAGATGAGCCGTTTGTGCCAGACACCGGAACATGAAGATTCTTGGGTAGACATTGCCGGATATGCGGCCTTGGGTGGCGAAATCGCAGACGAGTTTTTCCAAGCGGTAGATCAAATGAAGGAAGAGCAGTATGACCGACAGAAATAATGAAGGCGCGATCTGGGGAAATAAGCGCAAAGAAAAAGAAACCCATGCGGATTTCACAGGCAATGCGACTATCGACGGTGTCGAATACTGGATTAATGCGTACAAACGCAAGCCAGACGCATCGCCCGCCGCGCCAAGCTTAAAATTTTATTTTGTTAAAAAACAAGTTCCAGACGATGAGCCGGAACCAGAGGATGGTTTATGAGTTTGCAAATGGCGATGTTTACGCCGAAGACTGAATGGGTGCCGCCGGCAGAGCTACCTGACCTGAGCAGTGCGGTTCGTATTGCTATCGACGTGGAAACGCGCGACCCTGACATCAAAACGATGGGGCCGGGTTGGGCCACAGGTAATGGCGAGGTGGTTGGTTATGCCATCGCGACCGACGATTGGTCTGGTTATATTCCTGTTGGGCATAAGGGCGGGGGTAATTTAGACAAAAGAATTATAAGCAAGTGGCTCAAGAAGGTTTTTGAATTGCCTTGTGAAAAAGTGATGCACAACGCGCAGTACGACGCCGGTTGGATCAAGCGAGAAGGCTTTCAGTTGAACGGCCGCATTGTTGATACGATGCTGATCGCCAGTTTATTGGACGAGAACCGCTTTAGTTACAGCCTCAATGCTTTGTCCTTTGATTTGCTTGGCAAAACTAAGTCAGAGAAAGACTTAATTGAAGCGGCACGCACCTTCGGCCTCGACCCAAAAGCAGAGATGTGGAAGATGCCGGCCATGTATGTCGGCCCGTATGCAGAAGTTGACGCGCAGTTAGCGCTCGAACTCTGGAATTACATGCGTGTAGAAGTGGGCAAGCAGGGGCTTTGGGATATCGTCAACCTCGAACTCGACCTCCTGCCTTGTTTGGTAGACATGACCTACCGTGGTGTCCGCGTTGATATGGACAAGACCGAGCGTACACGCGACGCCTTGTTAAAGCGCGAGGCGGAGTTACACAAAGAAATCAAAAGACAAGCGGGGTTTGGCG